GCTCGCTGGAAGGACAGCCGCCGCTGACGATTGGTGACTTCCTAAGCAAAAAAATGAAAGGCGGCTGACTGCGCCCTACTCGTGATTGAGGAGTGATTGAGCCATGACTTCGCACTATCGGCACAGGCGCACGTCGAACCCGTCAGTTGTGTTTAGTCAACTGGAGCCGGGAGAACTCTCCGTCAACACGGCTAATCGGCAGGTTGCCGTGGGCGACTCCGCATCCGCATCGATCGGCTCTCCGCTGTCGTTGCTGGCGGTGCGAATTTTTGACGCGCGCGCGGTGTACGCTGCCGGGGATTTTGTCGTCAATGCCGGTACGCTGTATCGCGCCAAGGCAAACCTCAATTTCCCTGCCGCATTTAATCCAGTCGATTGGGAAAAATATTCTGACGACACCGCCACCCGCGACTACATCAGCGGCGAAACCACCGGCAAGGTTGCACGCGCTGGCGACACCATGGCCGGGCCGCTCGTGCTGTGGCGCGATCCGGTCGGTGATCTGGAGGCCGTTACCAAGCAATATAGCGACCAAGCAATCGCCGCCGTCACCGTGGCTTTTGCGGCGGCTGACGACAATATTGCCGCCAACTATCTGCCATTGGCGGGAGGCACGCTGACCGGGCCGCTCACGCTGGCAAGCAATCCGACTGGCAGCCTTGAAGCAGCGACCAAGCAGTACGTTGATAACAAGGGCACCGGCCTTGCCGAAGCGCCTGTAGATGGGAATATTTTTGCGAGGCAAAACGGCTCGTGGTCGAACATCAGCGCGACGTTTGCCGTCATGGTGCCGAACATCCGGCTCATCAGCACTTCGGGGTTGGCGACGGGCGGCGGTGATCTGAGTGTTGACCGCACCATCGCCGTGACCGTCGCCACCCAAGCCGAGGCCGAAGCCGGCACTGTCGATGACAAGGCGATGACACCACTGCGCACCGCGCAGGAGATTGCCACCCAGCAGTTGATTAAAGCAATCGCCACGCAGACAGAGGCGGAAACCGGCACCAACAACACCAAGGGCATGACGCCCTTGCGCGTGAAACAGGCCATCACCAAGCAAGTCGGCGACGTTGCGACGGTCTGGGACACTGGTGACGTAAAGTTTACGATCAACACCGTGGCATCGCTCGGTTGGTTGCTGATGAACGACGGCACCATTGGCGATGATCTGTCGGGCGCAACGCACGCCAATGCTGACTGCGAGGCGCTGTATAAGCTGCTGTGGGCCAACATCAACCAGACCTATGCGCCCGTCACCGGCGGTCGCGGCGCCAGCGCCGACGCTGACTGGACGGCACACAAGCGGATCGCGCTGCTTAAAGTGCTCGGTCGTGCCTTGGCTGCGGCTGGCGCCGGTGCTGGCCTGACGCCGCATGTGGTTGGGCAGACGGATGGCGTTGAAGCCGTCGCGCTGAGTGCGGCGCAAATCCCCGCGCATGAACATCAACTTAAAATGCAGGATGCCGGGAAGCCGCCCGGTGGCGCCACTCCGTCTACTGACCCGGCGGCGATCCAATCATTCCTGCTGGAAAATTCTGGCGGCGCGATGTTCTCAAGCACCGCACCGAACGTCAACAGCACCAACGGCATGGTGACGAGTATCGGCGGCGGTGCCGCGCATACCAACGTGCAGCCGACAACCTTCCTCAACGTGATGATAAGGCTATGAACAAAGCGACCATCGTACTCGCACTGGTCATGCTGACATCGCTCGACGGCTCGCCGGTTTGGGTAGAGAGCACACAAGTTATCATCATACGCCCGCACATCGCTTCATGCAGCGCAGGCACAGGTGCGGCCATCCGTGTCGGTCCACGCGGACTGTGCGTGCGTGAAAAGCCAGAAGAAATCATGGAGAAGATGAAAAATGCTCGGTGAAATCCTCTGCGGCAAAGTGTCTTGGTTTGGTGGCCCTGATGACGGGGGCGTCAGCCCCTCAGAGGGCCTTGCTTTTATCTACGATGTGTCAATGGCACCCGGTCTGTTCCTTGATGAGCAGCCGCCCGGCACCACCGGCTTGGCGCGGCGGCTCGACTCCGATGGCGAACACTACATCGCGATGCGCTGGGACTACGACGAAACATCAAAAGAGGATTTGCTGAGAACAGTCTGTCTCGTGCGCGCGCCCGCGACTGGTAAGTCATTCTGGGCAAAACCTGCTGACTGGGGGCCGCACGAGGATACCGGGCGCATTGCTGACATTTCACGCGGCCTGATGATCGATCTCGGCATTGAGACTGATGACGAGGTCGAAGTTGTTATCATTCCACCAAAAAAACGAGAGGAAACAGTCGCATGAAAAAAATTCTGGTTGCGCCCATCATCGCCGTCATGCTGTTGCCGGCAACCGAGGCGCTGGCAAAGCGCAAGCACGTCCGCATCAACAAGCCGGCGCCGGCCTGCACGACGCCGGGTTGCGATCAATGGAGCAAGGGTAACGTGCCGCTGGTGGGGGTTCCCCCGGTCGCCGTGGCCTTCGATCTTGTGCGCAGAACGTCGTGTGATCCGGCGGTCGCGGTCAGCACCGGCCCCGCAGATCCCGGCTTTGATCCGAACGGGCCGAAAACCGGGAACTACCTAATCCCTGCTATCTACCGCAGTCAGTGCAATCCAGCACCAACACCACAACGTAGGAGAATGTGATGACTCAGCCCTTTCTCGCGATGATCTTGCCGGTCGGCGGATCTGGGCCGGTTGATCCCGGCTACGGTGTCCCCGGTGGTGGCGGACAACCAGCGCATCCGATTGTCCTGCCACCGGGACAGCCGGTTATCCCGACACACCCGATCTACATTCAGAATCCGGCTAACCCCGAAAACCCGATCGTTATTCCGCCGGGCACGCCGGTTGTGCCGGCGCATCCGATCTATATTGAGCGGTGTCCGGGGCACCCAGAGCATCCAATCGTCATTCCGCCGGGGTCGGGATTGATCCCGTCGCATCCGATTGAATTGCCCGATGGCGGTCAGTTACCGGCGGACCAGCCGATCTATCCGTCACATCCAATCGTGATCCATCCACCGCATCCGTCACAGGGTCTACCGCCCATGCCGGGGCATCCGTCGCAAGGCTTGCCGCCGGCGCCGGCCCGCCCGTCGCAAGGTCTGCCGCCAACACCGGCACCGAAGAAGTAGGACTTCACAACTGGCAGCGCGCAATCGTGCGCGCTGCCACAACACAGGAGGAAGTAATGGCAAAGGGTAAGGCAAAGCGTAAGCCGACAAAAAAGGGCAAGCGGAAACCGAGAAAGAAATATGCCGCCAAGGAGTGAGGCGCAGCGCAAGGCCATGCGCGCCGCCGCCGCCGGCAAATCGACGCTCGGCATCCCGAAAAAGGTCGGCAAGGAATTTTCTAAAGCCGATCCCGGCGGCAAGTTGCCGAAGCGGGTGAGGGGCAAGCCGTTGGGGAATGTTCTCACCGGCACATAGGAGGAAACAATGATCGAAGCAGTCATCTATGCGCTTATCTACATCTGCTTGCTCGCGCTGGTCATCTATTTGATCCTTTGGGTGCTGGGCACCGTCGCGGGCGTCCAGTTGCCGCCGAAGGTGATCCAGATAATTTGGGTCGTCTTTGCGCTCGTGTGTCTGCTGATCTTGGTGCGCCTTTTACTCCCGCACTCCGGCAGGCTACTTGGAGCCATGCTGCCGTTGCTTGTATGATGAGCATAATGTTCTGAGGTGTGAGTAAGGAGATTCTGATGGCCAAAGGACCGCCACAGCCGTCGCACTTGGTACGGCCGACATCGCACCATACGTCGCCGTACCCCGGCAACAAGCAGACGCCGGTAACGCCGATCAGCAATTCGGCGCGGCAAGTCACCGGCACCGTCAGCAAGAGGACTGTGCCGATGCACGTCACCAAGCATCCTAACCCAGTCGGGAGGCCGAAGGCCCCGAAATACTGATGAAAGGGTCCACCCCGCTTGGGCTTGTCCGGGGTGGACAAATTAAAAAGTGAGTTCGCGTCATCTTGTGCTGCTCAAGCGCAAGAAAGCGATCCTGCAAGCCCGCAACGATCTGATCGCTTTCGCGCAGTTAATGATGCCGGACCCGGAGAACCCGGATGACCCGGCCTTCTCGCTTTATTCGCCGCAGAAGTTTCACAAGGTCGTTTGCGTCGGGCTGGAGGAAGTCGAAAAAGGCAAAATCCGGCGGCTAAAAATCATTTTACCGCCGCGCGCCGGCAAGACCACGCTGGCGTCGAATATGTATCCGGCTTGGTATGCCGGTCGTCACCCCGACCGCTCGGTGATCGTTGCAACGTACAACGAGCACTATAGCTGGGATCTGGGTCGCAAGATCCGCGACATCATGGAGACGCCGCAATACAGGCAGGTGTTTCCAGAACTGGAAATTAAAAAGCGCGCTGCCGCTGTCAACCGCGTGGAAACGACCGCCGGCGGCGTTGTCTTTTGCGTCGGTCGTGGGTCCGCCATCACCGGGCGCGGCGCTCACACCATCCTGCTGGATGACCCGATTAAAGACCGCAAGGAAGCGGACAGCATCACCATCCGCGACGGCCTGTGGACTTGGTACACGCAGGTCTTGCGCACGCGGTTGATGAATCGTCACGGGACAATCGTGATGATTCAGACGCGATGGAATGAGGATGACCTGATTGGCCGCCTGACGGATCCGCTCAATCCTTACTACAGCCACGAGGAAGCAAAGATCTGGCGCTCGATCGATCTGCCGGCGCTGGCCGAGGATGACGATGTGCTCGGCCGCAAACCGGGCGAGGCGCTGTGGCCTGACCGCTTCGATGAAAAATATCTTGAGGAAATCCGCGCCTCCGATCCACGCGGCTTCATGGCGCTCTACCAAGGGCGGCCATCGCCGAAAGAGGGCGCGTTTTTCCAGCACAAGGATCTGGTCGGCTACAACAGCATGCGCGACCTGCCGGCACACGAGGAAATGCGTTTCTACGCCGCTTCCGATCATGCGGTGACGCTTGAGAAG